ATGTTTTCTTGGCTACTACTACTGATAGTGTGGGGATTGGGACAACAACTCCAAATGCTGGATTAGATATAGTTAAAGGAGTAAGTCCCCAATTAATAGCAAGATGGGATGATGCTGGTGGTAGAGCTTCAGTAAGATTAGATACTGATTTGGCTAATGCTAAAATTGCTTTAGATAAATCTACTGCAAATAATACAGCACAGATTTTATTTGAAACAGCAGGAGTAGATAAATGGTTTGTTGGAACTTCTGATGCAGATGTTGCTGGTGATGGTTCTGAGTTTTTTGTTGGAGAAAGTGCAGGGGGAACAACTCCTGCTTTGTGGATTGAAAGTGGTGGGAATGTTGGAATTGGAACTACGAGTCCTCAAAATCCTCTTAATGTTATTGGAAATACGAATGTTACAGGAGATTTATATGTTGGTGGAACAGATATTTATGGAGATACAACAAGTCAATCTTTAAAATTAAGTTCAGGTTCAGGTTCAATTTTATCTTATGGTACAAATAATCTTGGAATTGGAGATAATACAATGACTTTTACTGTTCTTGGAACTGCTGCTATGAAAATTATGAATGATGGGGATGTTGGAATTGGAACAACAACCCCACAAAATACTTTAAATGTAATTGGCGACGGTAACTTCACAGGAAATCTTTATTCAAATGGTGCTTTAGTTGGAGATGGAACTTTAAATTCAACTGCTTGGAATTCAACAGGTGATAAAGTTTTCTTAGCAAATACAAGTGCGAGTGTTGGGATTGGAACTACGAGTCCTTCAAGCAAATTAACAATTGAAAATAATGGAACCTTCGATATTACACAAGGGTTAACCTTTGGCGACGGTGATACTGGTTTTTATGAAAGTACTGATGATACATTAGAATTTATAGGTGCCAATACAGATGGTTTTGAAATGAATACTGATTTTATTAGAGGTACACAATCTGGAAGATTTTCAATAAGAACAGCAGAGGCCCCAACAACTACAAATCCTGTTTATACTTTTAGAGGAGATCTAGATACTGGTATTGGTGGAAACACAGCAGATGTTTTATCTTTAATTGCTGGGGGTGTTAATGGATTAAATGTTAATACAACTGGAGGGGTTGCAAACGTCGGCATTGGAACAACGAGTCCAGGCAAATTATTACATATTAATGGAAGTTCCCAACAATTAAGAATTGAAGATAGTGCAGATGGTCAGCAATGGGACTTAAATATTGATGATGGAAGATTTGCTATTTATGATGCTACTGGTTCTACACTTCCTTTAAGAATTGAAATTGCAACCCCAACAGATACTTTATATCTTGATAATAATGGGAGAGTTGGAATTGGAACTGCGAGTCCTGTAGAAGCTTTACATGTTCATGATACTGATGCAGATAATGATACAAGAATATATTTAACAACAGCTAAAACAGGTTCAACAGCTACAGATGGATTAATTTTGGAAGAAGATCCTGGAAATAATGCATATATTTGGAATTTTGAAGATGCAAATATGTATCTTGGAACAAATAATGGTGTTGATGGATCTTATATTGTTATTAGGCCTGAAGGAAACGTCGGAATTGGAACTCAAACCCCTCAAAATACTTTAAATGTAATTGGCGACGGTAATTTCACAGGAAATGTTTATTCTAATGGACAATTAATTGCAAGTGGAACATTAAATTCAACTGGTTGGAATAAAAGTGGGACAGATGTTTTCTTGGCTACTACTACTGATAGTGTGGGGATTGGGGTAACAGACCCAGATGCTAAATTTCATGTAGAAGCATCTTCAGGACAATTAATGGATGTTGAAAGAACAAGTGTAGCAAGTTTAGAATGGCATGCAAGTAGTGGAGATGGGGATAGTTATGTTTATACAAGAGCAGGGGGAACAAGTGCAGAATTACAATATAGAGATGATAGTACTTTAACTTGGACAGGTGGAAATGTTGGGATTGGAACTACGAGTCCAACAAGCAGTTTGGCAATTAATAGTTCAAATAATTATGGTGGTTTTGAAGTTACAAATTCTACTGGTTCAAGTAGGTTTTTTGTTAATGCAAGTTCTGGAAATGTTGGGATTGGGACTACGAGTCCTGGAGAATTATTACATGTTTCGGGAGGGAACATAGCATTAGAACCAACACAAAAATTAATTTTTAATGAGGGTAGTGGGGATAATACTTATATCTTGGAACAAAGCAATGATAATTTAGGATTTGTTTTAGGGGGGACTACAAGATTAAGTTTGTCTGCTACGGATTTATATGGAGGAACTTTTCAAATTAGAACTGATTCTACAAGTGGGACTGAACCTGTTTATGCATTTTTAAGCGATGATACTACAGGAATGGGTCTTGCAGGAGTAGGTGCACTTTCTTTAACTGCAGGAGCAACAGAACTAATGCGGCTAACTCAAAATGATGCTGCTACGGATGTGATTTCAATTACAGGCAACGTCGGCATAGGAACGACGGCGCCAGTTTATCCTTTAGAAATAGCAAATGCAAATGCTTCATCTCTTGCTTACCAAAGAACGGGCGTATCCGCAAAAAAATGGGGATTTAATTCTGATAATAGTGCTACTTATTGGGTGAATTTTACAGATAGTGATTTTGGTTTAGCGTTAGGAAATACTGGTGGGGTAGCTATAGGAACTTATGTAGGAGTTAATGTCCCCCCAGCAAATACCTTAATAGTGGGCGGCAACGTCGGCATCGGGGTGACGGCGCCAATTGTGAAATTTCAAGTAAAGCCAGCAACAAATGTAAATCTAGGTATAAGGACAGGACAATTAGATGCATCAGATGTGCAAATAAATGCTTTCGCAGATGGTGGAAATGCGAATGTTGGTATGGAATTTAAAGCACTTGATTTTAATTGGAATATTGGAAATAGTGCAAAGATGGTAATGTTAAACAACGGCAACGTCGGCATCGGCACTACGGGGCCTACTTCTATTCTCCACGTAGACCAATCTTCTGCCTCTGGAGCCGCTCCAGTCGTAAAGTTAGACCAAGCAGATATAGATGATTCATTCATAGATTTTATAGGGACTTCTGCGGCAGACGGAACAAGAAGTATATCGTCAGATACAACAGAAGATAGTGCGAAATTCGGGGCAATACGGATAGAAATAAATGGCGTTACAAAATGGATAAGGATTTATGACGATGAAAGTTAATACTGATAAATTCTATGATTATCTTTTAATCAAATTCGGCTTCCAAAAAATCACCATAGAGAACTATCATCGCACTTTAAATAAAGTATTTAAAGATTTAGGAACAACGAGACCAATCAAGATGTGCTTGTTTACTTCTACATTTTTTACAGATATATTTAAACCCAAAACTATGCCCTTTAGAATGATGAAAGTATTTAATAGTAAGTGGCAAGATTATTTTACAAATAGAACACTGACGTTGTTTAATAGAATTATTAGAATTTCTAATAGGTCTTTTTCCAAGATGCTTAACATCATGTTTCGCATGACAAGAGTAGCAACCATAAAACCAGTCTTTTCGTTTTCTCGTATATTTATGGTCTTTATTCGCCCAGCAAAACCTTTTATTCGTTTCTGGCTTTCCACATGTTTCGCATTTATCAGGTTTTTTAAAGTGCCTTGTTACCCAAGAATGTATACCATGATAACCAGCTTTTTTTCCCTTCCACATACCGTTTTTATTACCAGTAGTAAAAGGTCTTGGTATACCTTTTTGAGCTTTAATAATTTTCTCAATTTCTTCCGTAGATTTCTTTCTGCTAAACTGCATATTCTTTTTCATAATATAAAGTATATCACAAGGACATTAGTTTGTCAAGCAACAATGCATTTTATGTGCCGAGCTATAACTAAGATACTTGTTACCATACTAATACTAGCGTTTTCGTGGATTTCGCTTGGTAATACTGAAACTCTTACTATACATGGTAATAAGACTGTCTATGTGGGTGAGAGTTTTCAGAAACTTACAGAAGGTCTTACTGCGCCTGATGATCCGCAGGAAGGTGATTTATGGAGAAATCTAGTTAATAATATCGTATATATATATGCAGCAGGTGAATGGGTTGTGCAGAATACAACTCCAGACATAAAAGAAGAAATACAGAAATTTAGAAATAATATAGGTGATGTTAATGATGTAAATGCTAGAAGATGTCTTAGGGCATTATTTAAAATGATACTTAAACTTTATAATGAAGTACCATAAGGAGGATATCTGGAATGATAGAACTTTTAAATAATCAAACTTTGCTTACTGGAGGTGGTTTAATAGCATTATTAACATTAGTCTATAAAGCAAATAAAGATAACAGTGATAAAATTGGAAGGGTATATCAGAGGTTAGATAATGTAAAGGGAGAAGCGAATGATACTTATACCAGAAAAGATGTGTGTACAGTAGTTCATGAATCAGTAAGTAAAGATTTAAAGGAAATCAAACAGGATGTAAAATCACTCGTTGAGTATAATAAAAAAAATGGTAAAGGTTAATCTATGTCAGAATCCAAAGATATTGTTACAAAAGAAGAATTCGTTGATTATGCAGATAAGCTTATGGTAGGGCATTTATTAAGGGAGTTGCCGAGAAAGGCAGAGAGGGCGGTTATGGTCAGGAAAGCTTACCATATAATTATAGACCATATGAAGGAATTATGAAAAACGAAAGAACTAAACCTCAAACAATAGACTGCTTTATCGCGGATGCGCGCCATAACAGGTTAAGGTTGAATCCTCTGACCGAGGAGTATATAGGTATATCCGAGCCAGCTATCCGTTCATTTGAGCAGAAAGTTATAGATGATTCTGAAAGACAAGTCAGGATGCACGGGAAATTTCGTTATCTTTCAGGTAGGGTATGGAAATCGTGGGATAGATTTGTTCATACCATAGACCGTAATAAATGGGTAGCAGGTGAGAAGGGCGTTATTATTAATGGTCAACCTCCTAAACAATGGGAAAGAACTTTTATAATGGACCCTCATGATGAAAAACCTCATGCATTGTTATGGGTAGCAAAGGAGCCGAATTACGGACATTACTTTTGTTATAAAGAAGCGTGGTTAAAAGATAAAACTTTTAAACAAGTCTGCGAATATATAAGAAATAGCGAAGTAAATGACCATGAAAGAATTTTATATAGGATTATGGACCCGAACTTTGGCCCGAAGAAACAGGGTAATACTAAGACTACTGTTCGTGATGATTTTGAAACAGAATCAAGGAACATAGGTTTTCCTATGAGATTTATGTTTGGCGATGACCATGTGTCCTTAGGTCATAAAAAGATATCTGAAATGTTATGGTATGATGTCAATAAACCTATAACCCTTATAAATACACCTACTCTTTTCATTTGTGGTGATTTAGCTCAATGTATCTATCAAATAGAGCATTATGTATGGCCTGACAGGGATGATACGAAACCTGATCCTACGATAGAAAAGCCAATACATAAGCATGATGATTTTCCTGCATGTCTTCGTTATTTATCTTTATTTAAGTGGATGAAAGAACCAGCAGAGATTATTCCGGGGTGGGGTAACGCTTATTGAATTTAAGAACATAAGGGGTGAACATGGCTAAAAATATAATTAAGAATATCAAAAAAATGTTTAAGAAGTCAGATGAAGCTGAGAAAGAAATAGAACAAGATAAACAGGAAAATCTTAGTGTTCAGATTAATGTTAGCGCAGAAAAGAAAACTGAAATCTGCGATATGATAGATATGATGGTTCAAGATGATACTGCCTCCCGTGGCGAATTCATGTCTAATCGCATAGATGATATTAAGCAGTATGAGGGCATAAGAGATCCAAAGAATATCCCTTGGCCTAATTGTTCAAATATCTCCACTATGGTAACAACTGTATCTTGTGACCTCCTGCACGCCAAGCTATTTCCTATGGTGTGGAATCCAAACACAATGTATTGGGAAGGCAGAGAAGGCCATGATGAGGATAAAGCCGAAGATATAAAGGCGATAATGGAGTGGGTATCTGGTCCTGCTGAAATGAAACTTACTCCGACCATTGATGATATTCTCCATTGTTTGATAGTAGATGGTACGATTATTGTTAAAAAGCGCTGGATTACCTATTGGACACATATAACAAGACTGGTTCCTAAGGTTTCAGCACAGGCAATCATAGAAGATAGATTAGAATATGATGTCCAGTATGATTATGTAAAGAGAGAGAAATGCGTTCTTGATTTAAAATCTTTAGAGCGTGTATATTTTCCGTTCAATGGAGGTTCTAATGAAGATGATTTAGACCATATAATTGATGAGGTCTGGTACACTCTGGCAGATCTACGGGAAATGCAGGCAGAAGGTTCAATAGATTCAAGTGTAAATTTAGATGATTTAAAAGCAAGCATGGATGGCCTTGAAGAATTCAGCGGACCTGCCCAGGAACGTATGAAGGCAGAAGGTACTGTACCCGTAAATACCCGTAAAGAAGCATATAAAATAAAATGTTATGAAGCTTATATTAAATATGCCATAACAAACGATAATATGAGAAAAGACATAGTTGTCTTAATGGCTGCCAAACCAAAGATGTGGCTGTCTGGCAAACCTCTACACGCAGTTTCTCGTATAGGCAAACGACCTTGGATTATCAGACCGTTCCTACGAAGGCCTGGCAGAATATATGGTAAGAGCATCCCTGAGTTAACTCGTCATCTTCACAGGGAAATGGATGCTATACATAACCAAAGAATAGATGCTGGTAACATGGCCATAGCACCTTACTTCTTTTACCGCGCGCACTCGGGCACGCAACCACGCAATATTACAGTAGGTCCGGCTACTGGCATTCCCGTGGATGATCCGCAGAAGGATATAAATTTCCCTACCTTCCCGAATTTTGGATTACAGGTTTCTTTCCAAGAGGAACGGATTGTAATGGAAATGATAGAACGCCTGACTTTCTTAACTCCTGCTATGATGGGCAAAGAAACAGCGCAACGGCCTACTGTTAGAGGTACGCTGGCAGTTATGTCGCAGGGCGAACAGAAATTTGCCTTGCTTGCTCAAAGGGTTCAATATGTAGTTAGCGAATTACTGGGTTCTATCAGGCAGTCATACGAAGAAAATATGTCCCCTGAATTACAAAGTAGGATATTGGGAAAAGAAGGTACTCCTATCTTCGCGTACTTATCTCCTGAAACTATCGCTGGGAATTATGACTGTAAGATGCAGTTAGATTTGACAGCAGGTAATATGGGTATGGAAAGGGAACTTAATTCAATCGTTATGCAGACCATGGCCTTTGATCCGTTCGTACAGCAAAATCCTGCTTATGGCTGGGAAATAAGAAAAGACTATCTTACTTCCCTGAACAAGAAAAATGTAGAACGTTTTATAGGTCCTAAACCTCTAACGGAAGCAAACGAAAAAGATGCAGAGGATGTTTATTTTAGAATACAGCAAGGTGCTAATATTCATCCTCCGCTTAACATAGATGCAAAGGTGCTTAGCAAACTGTTAGAAATAAAGGGTTCAAAGGCGTACGAAGTATTGTCCGAGAATAGTAAACTACTCTTTACTCGATATATAGAGGAAGCAAAGATAACTTATTCTCAGGCAATGCAAGAAAGGACAAATCAATATGTCGAAGCATCTGGAGGAACTGGGTTTGCGCAAGAGCCAGGAGGTATTGGTGGATTTGCACAATCACCAGGGATGGGAGGTTCTCAGGGAGCAGGTTCTCCAGGACCGGCACGGCCCAACGGGGGAGGTGGAGTACCACAGTCTGCTCCGAAGGTATGAGAGTAGTAAAAATCGCGCATTAAGTAGTAATGATTTAGCAGAGGCGCGGTTTTGGCAAGGAAAGATAGTACAAATGCAGTTTGATGTAGAGGGAGGGTTGATAGCGCAGGTATTAAGGGAGTTCACGGAACGTTAAAGGGGAGGACACAATGGCAATCGAAAGACGGGTAATTGATGGGAAGGAAATTGCAGTAGAAGTAACCATAGTAGATGGGAAGGAAGTGATAACTCCAGTTCCAGTTAATCAGGAAGCGATAGACCGTATTTGGAAGGAAATGAAGGAAGGGAAAGAAAAATCAGCAAAGGAAATGCAGGATGTAGTTGATAAGTTACAGATATCAGAAGAACAAAAGGTTGATCTAGTAGACCGTATAAAAGCGTTAGAGGATAGCAAAGTAAAGCCAGCAGAGATTATAGATGATGGTGAAGAAAAACATTTTGGAATGCAAGCTAATGGCACTATCTTATACCCAGAAACCGAAGAAGATTGGGATAATCTTATTATTGAACGCCCTACCTTCGGAACGGATTTAAGAAATAAATATAATGAAGATGTTGGTGGAAGAAAAAAGAAAATTAAGCAATCTCAGTTGGATAGTGCCTTGAAAGTAGCAAATGAGATTTTGCCTGATATGTATAAGAAGGATGCAGAAGGCAAATTAGTAATAGATAAGAACGGACATCCCGTTCCTGATGAGAAAAGCGATACCTATGAGGTGTATTGTCAGATAGCAGCTGAGGAAGGCGTAGATGGTAATGGCAGACCAGTAATCTTTGCAACGAAAAATGGGCCTGAACTTATTGCTTTGAAGGTTAAGCAGGTTCAAGGCACGGAAAGAGAAACTGTCTTGAAACAGAAAGCTGATAATGAAGCGAAGGAAAAGGAAAAAATTAGACAACAGCAAATTAAAGACGGAAAACTTGGTGGACCAGGACATCAACCTCCACCTAAAAAAGTAGCAGAAATAAAATTCAGCTCTGATTTTGAAAAGCAAAGAGCCGAAGCAAAAGTAGCACAAGGTTTATATAAGAGTTTACAGCAATATTGTGATGTACGAGATAATGCAGCAGTCCCCTATGGTAGGGGCAACGTATAAAAGGGGGCTTAACCTTGTTCCAGCCGATTTACCCTACACCACACACGGGCGCACACCTGCGAGCAAAGGATGCTCTGGGTTGGTTCGGTGCAAGAAACGCTAAGGGTGTAAGTGGTGATGAATCCCGTTTGGAACGATGCAGGTTTTGTGGGTGGATCTGCGATCCTGATATCGTACAAGAAGCAAGGGATGGAAGTTTTGTCGGCAAGGGCGTAAGCTATGGAAGTCAGCAAAGTTCTACCCTGACATTAAATAAAGGTAGAGCAACAGAAACAATTTACTATTACGAACCTGCTGATTCTGGTGGGTGTCCAAATTGTCATTCGCTTTTATGGAGGGGTGGTAAATGAAGATAAATCAATTAAGTTTGCAGGATGCCATTTATATTGCAGGTTTATTTGATGGTGAAGGTTGTATTATGTTGTTGAAACAATCAAGATTAAAAGAGCAATGTAAAACGCCTACTTATATCCTTAGAGTAGTTGTTAAAATGTCGAATGAGGATATAATTAAATGGTTACATGCAACTATAGGAGGAAGATTTTATAGTTGTGTATGGCCAAAAGCACCTCAATATAAATCTTATTATCAATGGGGAATTGCAGGTAAAAATGCAATAACTTTCTTGCGGCAAATTTATCCTTATTTACGAGTAAAGCGTTTACAGGCTGAAGTTGCTTTTAAGTATGGTAAAACATATCGGAAAAAAGAAACATGGCAGTTGAAGTTATCTGATAAAGTGATTACCGAAAGAGAGCATTTACGGTCTAAGATGCTTTTACTTAATCAGCGAGGCGTGGTGGTAAATAACGAGTAAGGAGGATATCATGGATGTCAGTAGATGTCTAGTAGGACAAACTCCTTATATCACGAACGTAAAAGTTTACAGTGCGGGTGCGTTATATGATGGTGCGCTTATGATGGCAAATTCTAGTGCCTATAGTTCAGGTGCTCAGAATGCGGCAGAAGTTATGTACTACATCATTGCCGCGGCAGATGGTTCAACTGCCGGTGTAGATGCCATTGGTGCTTTGCAGGTTGGAAGTACCAGAGCGTATGCGGATTACATGAATAGTACAAATTCAGGTAGTCCTCAGGCCATGAATATAGGTAGTGACGGTTATGCGGATGCAGCTAGTACCGCTGGTTTTAACTATTTACCTGTTTGTGTCAGTCCGCAGGTTATGTATTATGCGGAGTATTTTCAACAGGCTGATAGTGCTAGTGGTGCTAATGTCATCAACGGAGCAGATATTACTTCGTCAACAAGCACGACAGTTACTATTGCAGATTTACAGTCAGAAACCGATGGTGGGTTTTTATATTCAACTGATTTAACAGATTCG